GGGGTGGTACCAGTTTGTCCAGGACTACGTGCAGAATCGGGGCTGGCGATAGTGCTAGGGGGGATACCGGATCCCGTAGCACCTCCCCTGATCCCACCCCCCACGTAGCATCGGACCCCCGGCTAGCAGCTAGCACCGGCGGCGGTCTGCTAGTAGCACGGCGCCCGGCAGGCGGGTACTATCATGCGTAGCGCGGCGTGCGCAGGGCCTCCGAGATTTGGACCACACCCCGCCGGTCGGCTGGTTTCTGCTATATATACCCCCGCCCCAGCGCGGCGAATTTGAAAGATGTGGTAAAATGGGACGACTGGACCGAGTAATGCACCACTGCGACCTGCAGAAGCTAGGGGACCAGTATCAGGGGGATGGTACAGCCAGGCCGTCTTGGGACCAGAGGGCAGTAGGTAGCAGGCCAGAGCAGTTCGCTGCTAGGAACAATATCGAAAAATACACAGCGCACGAGGTCATGAACAGCCTGCGTGGTTTGAGCGTGGTGGTGTGGGATATATCGCAGACGCTGCCAGAGGGCGACGAGAGGACTGATTTGCTGTATGTAGCAGATCGGATCTCGATGTTAGTTGGCGTGATGGAGGAGCGGGTGCGTACTCGCAATCATGACGATTACAATGACAAGCACCAGAAGAGCAGTCGCCGTGGTAGCAGGGGGGGCTCATGACCAGGCCGCCAGAGCACGAATATAAACGAAGACTTGCAAAAGCGGATATGCGCCGCGAGCTGGTCGGCAATGGCCGGTGGTCGGATTTTGTTAGGTTGCGCGAGGAGCTGAAGGAGCGGGGCGTGCCGCCGGACGTGGCCTGGCAGAAAGCCTACGACACCATAGAGGGTGACCCTATCGATGCACCACCACCATCTGATGATCCTCCTCGCGAGGTCAAGAAGGTCGTTAGCAAGTCGCGTCCGACGCGACAGTCGAACTCTCTTGACGCCTCTAGCGATGTCTTCGCTGAGAAGTCTTGTAGCACACCGCGTACGGTGGAGTGGGTAGCTGCAAACATCAGGGTTAGCGACGCCCAGGCCAGCGATGCACCTAGCAGTGAGGCGTGGTCTATGTTGTGCTGGGTCAAAAGCAGCCCACAAGCGGAGAGCCAGTTCTGGGGTCAAATCTACACCAAGCTGCTCCCGACAAGGCAGCAACTGGACGCAGACAACAGAATGGAAGATGATGGGAGAAGAGTTCTTTCCCTGATCGATAGAATCAAGCTACTGAATGAGGCTGAAGATGATGGAAGTGAATAATATCGGACACTTGTCGTACCCAGCGGATCGGCCATGCTCGGAGGGGTGGGGCAGAGAGAAGAAGGCAGACTTGATCCGTCGCATTGTCGCGGAGCTGTGCCACGAGTACGAACTGGACGAGTGGGGTTTCAAGAAGTCCAGGTCCAAGCAGGCGATGATCGTCAGGCAGCGTGTCAGCGCCATCTGTTACGAGCTTCTCAGGCCTGAGTGGAGTGTGCTGGAAATCGCCAAGCTGGTCGGCCTGCCACACAGCACAATGTGGCACGCCAACATCTGTTACCGAAAAAACGAGGGCGCAGAGCTTGAGCAATGACTTCTACAGTCTGGTGCCGAAGGACCACGAAGCGAACCTGAGATACAGGCGCGAGATGATCCAGTTGGGCAGCACCGACAAGAAGGCTGCAGAAGAGCTGTACATCATGTGCAGCAGAGACCTGCTGTTCTACGTCAATACCTTCTGTTGGACCTATGACCCCCGTGTAGGCGACGGCACACTGCCGTTTATCACCTACGACTTCCAGGACCAGTCTTTGCTGGAGATGGAAGACGCCATAGGCCAGAGAGATATTGTCATCAAGAAAAGCCGTGACATGGGGGCATCCTGGATGCTGCTCACTGTGTTCGAGTGGCGCTGGCACTTCCGCAACAACCAGTCGTTCCTACTGGTCAGCCGTAACGAGGATTATGTCGATAAACCCGGCAACCCGAAGAGCCTGTTCTGGAAGATTGACTTCATACACAAATACCTGCCAGGCTGGCTTAAACCTCGCATAACTAGGACCAAGCTCAGGCTCACCAATGAAGATAATGGATCAACTATCGATGGCGAATCTACAACTGGCGATGTTGCTCGCGGTGACCGCCGTACTGCTATTGGTCTTGATGAGTTTGCTGCTTTCGATATTGATGCGGGATATAGAGCACTGGCTTCAACGCGAGACGCGACAAAGTGCAGGGTGTTCAACTCGACGCCGAGCGGCACCAACAACGCTTTCTTCGACCTCGCGACGAGCAACAATATCCAGACGATCACGCTCCACTGGACGCAGCACCCGATCAAGGCCGCTGACAGCTACCAAGATAAACAAGGCAAGACTAGAAGTCCCTGGTACGACGAAGAATGCAAGCGTTGCGCAAACCCACAGGAGATCGCCCAAGAACTCGACATCGACTTCTCGGGATCAGACTACCAGTTCTTCGACGTGAGAATACTAGACCGTCTGATGCAAGAGACGGCCTCACCACCATTAGCCATTGGCGAGTTGCTGCACAACCCAGTAACAGGCGAAATAGAGAAGTTTAACGCCGTTCCCAAAGGCGTTTTACGGCTGTGGGTCAACCCAGACGCTCAAGGTAACTTGCCTACCGACCGAAAGTACGTCATAGGAGCTGATATAGCAGCCGGTACAGGCAGCAGCAACAGTGTCCTGTCAGTCGGGGATTGCAAGACTGGCGAAAAGGTAGGCGAGCTTGTGTCGCCAAATTTGAGGCCTGACCAACTGGCTACGTATGCAGTTGCTCTCGGGCGTTGGTTTTGCGGGTCAGAAGAAGAGGCGTTGCTCATATGGGAGGCGCCTGGCCCAGGGCGAAATTACGGCGACCGCATCTTGGAACTGAAATACAAAAACATCTGGTACAAGAAAGAAGCTAGCGGCAAACGCAGCAAGATACCTGGATGGTGGCCGACCAAAGATGAGAAACGTGCTTTGTACAGCGATTACAGGACAGCCCTGTCAACAAATCACTTCATCAACAGAAGCATTGATGCGTTGAGAGAGTGCAAGGAGATTATCTTCGCGTCTACGGGGTGGATTACGCATTCCAGGTCACTGCGAACCGTTGACCCCTCTGGCGCAAGAGAAAACCATGGAGACCGACCCACGGCAGATGCACTGCTGTGGCGAGGTATGCAAAGACCATCCCCGGTGAGAGCCCCCGCTATTGGCGTCCCGGAAGGATCTCTTCTCTGGCGGAGAGAGCAGATCGAGATGAAAAAGCGCAAGGCATTGGAATGGTAGAGCATGTCTTACCAATATGACAAAGACAAAACAACTAGGCTGCAAAACGCACTTGAATACTCCAGGCGTCAGCTACTCCCTTATCGAGAAAAACGACTGCACGCTATCCGGCAGTTCGTTGGAGCACATTACACAGATACCGGGTCTCAGGAACGAGTACCAATCAATCTGCTGGAGATGGCAGTATCTATTTACCGTAGGCAGATTGCTGCTCGTAGGCCTCAAGTGCTTGTCAGGGCTAAGAACAAGCAATACGACACTGTGGCCCCGCAATTCGAGTTCGCGCTGAATGCACTGCTAAAGGACATCGACTTCGAGTCTACAGTGCAGCGGTGGGTGTTAGATGCGATGTTCGGCATCGGTATCGTCAAGACCGGCATTACTGCAACAGGCATTGACATGCACGGTTACGAGCACGACCCAGGTCAGCCATTTGTAGACAACGTTGATTTCGATGATTTTGTATTCGACATGTCTGCGAAGAGGATGGACCAGATCCAGTTCTGCGGCAACAGATATTGTTTGCCGTACGAGGCTATCCAGCAGTCCAAGATGTTTGGCCCAAGGACTGACGACATCAAGCCCAACGAGTTCCGGCAAAACAACGAGTTTGGCGAGGACAGGGTCCAGAGGATCGGTACGAGTGACGGTTACTTCGGTGACCAGTATTACTCACCCATCGTAGAGCTGTGGGACATCTGGCTGCCCATTGAAAACGTAGTCGTCACGATGCAAGCAGACGACAGGGGTGGAGTGTCGCAGAAAGAACCACTGCGTGTGGTTGAGTGGGAAGGACCGGAGGAAGGGCCCTACTACACTCTTGGTTTCGGGCATGTCCCAGGCAACTTGATGCCACTCCCACCTGTCTCTTTGCTGATTGATTTGCACGAGATGGCTAACCGCGTTTTCCGCAAATTGGGCCGACAGTCCGATAGGCAGAAAACGGTGACTCTTGTGCAGGCGGGCCAGGAGGACGATGGCCGACGACTTGTCGAATCTAGCGACGGAGACGTAATTCGCACCGACAGGCCAGAAGGCACTCGTGAAGCTCGCTTCGGTGGCGTCGATCAACCGACGTTGGCATTCCTGGTGCAGCTCAAGGACTTGTTCGTCTACATGGGCGGCAACCTGGACGCACTGGGCGGCCTTGGCAAACTGAGTGAGACGGTCGGCCAGGAGCAGTTGATCGCAAAGTCTGCATCCGCACGGATCGCCGACATGCAAGAATCTGCTACTAAGGCTGTCA